CCGCTGTTTTCCGCAACATTGCCGATAGCTTCCGACGCTTCCTTCTGCATGCTCCCAAAGGTCTGCTCAAACATACTGCTTTCCGCCTTCACTGCCGCTGCGGATTCGATAAAATCTCCTGCCATATCCTTAACGGCTGATGCAACCGCCTTTACGCCGCTGATAATTGCCTGACTCAGGACATTTGCTTTCAGTACATCCCCAAAGGTTAATGCACCATTGCCGGCATTCTGAAAATCCTCCTCCAGATTGCCTGTTTCATTTCCCAAATCTCGCATTTCATCTCCAAATCGGTTCATTTCCGTAGTTGCACGGTTAATCTGACTTTCCAAATTGTTTACCGCAACAACCTGTCGATTATATGCAATCTGGGCACGCAATGCCTGCTCACTGTTTTCACCAAATTCTCTTTGGGCATTTTTCAGTTCATCTGCCAAGGCGGACAGCTTCTCCTTTGCCCTGTCACTCTGCGCTTTCAGCGTTTCGATTTTTTGTACGGATGCCGCAATGGACCTTTGCAGTACATCGCTTTTTGCCGCCGTTGCCTCCTCGCTATTCTCCATGCCCGAAAACGCAGAAATTACGGATTTCATTTCACTGCCTAAGTTTTTTAATTGGGAATTGATTGCAGATAGGCTCGACCGAAACGCCGCCTCACCGTCAATGCCAATCTTTGCACCAATATCTGTTCCCATCTCGTCACCTCCTTTTTTGCATAAAAATACACCCGTTTTCGAGCGCCATAATCGCTATTGAAATGCCACTAGCCTCCAGAATTCAGCTTCCTCCTGTGTTTTGCTCTTCTTTGCCTTTGCGCCCTCTGTCTTGATTCGCTCCACGGCAATCAGGTCGCATAGCTCGCCAAACGGCAAATCATAAATCAGATGATAAGAAAGTCCTATCCTTAAGCCATACCAGACGTACCACTCAACTTGGAATTCCGCTGAGTGGTCTCCGCGTTTTTTTCTTCTTCCATTTCCGTTTCAATCTTTCTTTCATTCCCATTTTCGACTGTTTCAAAAATCTTCGCTTTCATTCTCAGAAGGTCATCCATGCCGCACAAGTCATACAGATCATCTGCACTCAGCGGTGCCGGCGTTTCAATATCATTCAGCTTTGCATATCTTGCTCCGGCATCCATCATCGTAGCCAGAAGCCAGAAGCTTTCATCCATCATTTTCACCTCGGTGCCGCTGGATAATGCCTCATTGACATTCTCTATTTTTCCATAACGCTCAGAGCAGGCGCGAATGACCCTTGTAGAAAAACAAAGCAAATATTCCTTCCCGTCGATTTCAATTTTTCCTGTTCTCATACGTTTCTTCCTCCGTTTCCTCCGTCAGATTTACCGTTTCTTCTCCCCCGTCATGCTCGGCTGTCATGACGGCATTCATTGCTCCCCCGTAATGCCGAGGAATTTCTTAATTGCCGCCTCTGCGTCCGCCTCGCTGTCCATAGGGGAGGAAATCATCTTCCAAGGGTGTCCTGCGGCATCGCTGCGCAGAATACTACCGCTGATTTCAGGTGTCCCCCATTCGACCTTTTCGCCCTGTGTGGTGAAGGTGTCGTTAGGGTTGGTCGGCTGAATCTTCGGCAATACAACCGCCTGCCACTTGGTTGCACCGTTTTTCTGGATTTTCACAACTGCGCCAAAGCCAAGGTAGGGCGTTTCCTGCTCATCATTCCAGATGTACCATTTTGCATCCTTGGTGCTGACATCCGATCCCGTCATTGCCTGCTCGATAATACCCAATACCTGCAGCATAACATCGGGCAGCAAATCATCCGTTGTCAGCGTCCATGTACCGCCTGCAAAGGTATTCGCGCTCTCCGCAGGTCCATTGTCTGCATAAAGGATATTATCATCCGCGCCCTCCAATTCAATGGAAAGCTCTACCGCCTTGCCCATCAGCGCGCCGCCGCTGTAGGTTACTGTTTCGC